TGTTATTATAAAGGCTATCTCTTCGTCACTTAATCTCTCGTCATTTGAATCAGTAAGCTGTGCCCAAAAACGAACAGCATCCAAATTTGACGCAGAAGGATCTCCAGAATATGACCAGCTCATATCAATAACCTCTCATTACTTCTTATCTTTCTTTGCTTTTGCCTTTTTAGCCAAATACGATTTGGTGTATTTTGTCTTGTTCACAACCGCAGCGCCTTCTTTATTTCTTCCAACAGTTCTCGACGCATATTTATCTTCCGCTTTGTTCTTTCCTTTAATTGCACCAACAATGGCCTTTGGGTCGTTTCCGACTATAGCCAGCAAAAGGTCTCCTGGTGTAATTGCTTCTGGTTTATTTGGCATATTTAATCTCCTTTGTTATTTACTCCTCGTCTCCATCCAGTTCTTCCGGCATCGGAAACGATTTAGGGTAAGCTTTAGACAACAGTGACCAAACTTCTACGTGAACTGGTTTGATGCCATCAGTCTCATCTAACTTATTAAACGTCGAAATATAAACCGAGCGCTCAATTTTATTTAGTTCAATATTCTTTCCAACGTCAGCTTCAATGCTCCAGGTGGTCTTGTCTGCAAAGCCATGAGTTTTTGCAACGAAGTCACCGCACACAATACAGTAATATTCGGGTTCTTCTGCCGTGCCGCGATTCTCTACTGGCGAGTTGCATTCGTCGCAAATAACACCAGACGACATTTGAAGCTCTTCAACCTCTTCTGAACTCATTAGCAACTTCTCTTTCATTCTTTTTATTACTAATCCTGTGGTAAGCCCTGTGCCCTCGTCAGCAGGCAGCATCGAAAGTAAAGCCCATCTCTCATTAACCCTTAACAACATATTCCCACTCTCCCTTTTTCTAGTTTAATTATACTACAAATTATTGTATTTGTCAAGTTAAAGTAGGCGGGGTTTTTATGCCCCGCCATATTAATTTCTAGACTGTAGTAGCAGACCAGTTGGTTGTGCCAGTACAAACATAGATAATTGTAGTTGCTGTGGTAGTGCCAGTTCTGAGATAAATAGAACCATCTTCAGCGGACAACGATCCATTGGGATCAGCACTGCCACTATAGATTCCAACGCCAGTTGATAGCTCAATCTCTTTCGTAATTGAACCGGACGTAGAAGTAAGCTGCAACCCAATCGGAAGCACGGCAGAATCCTTTGTAAGAATTTGCATGCCAGCCGAAATATTATTGCTCTCTACGGCAACCGTTGCGCCATAGTCACAATGATTAGTACACTTAACATAAATACCGTATACGGGAGCAGTAATTGCCTTCAGGACGTTAGGGAAGAAGAAGCCAGCAGCAACAATTCCATGACCAGCGCCTCTAGTAACATCAACTACGTTAGCGGCAATTTCAACTGCAAACTGCGAGCCCATTACTCCGTCATGAATATCCAACGTAAAAGCACCGGAGACGTTAGACATAAAGATTCCACCGTATAACTGGTTTGCTTCAGTATCAGCTGCCATCGTAAGCGTCGAAGGAGAATATGTCGCATACACAGCGTCGATATTACCAATCGAAACAACAGAATTAGCTGCACCAATTAGATTCCCACGGCTTAGATATCCACCACTTGCTACCGAACCTTGGAGAACATCGTTATCAATGCCGAAATAGTTGGCATCAGCGCCAGCACTCGTTACATCAATATCTAATCCTTTAAGAACGCTTGTAATTACCATGTCTCCAACAATTACAATATCTCCAGCTATAGTGAAGTCTCCTCCAACTGTTAGCTCTCCTATGATCTCCATTGCGCCTACAACCCAAGTTCCTCTATCTTTTTTCGTCACTGACATGTTCTACCTCCGGGAACCTATACTATTTAGTAATATTTCCCTTCTTTATTTATTTCTTATTACTTTTGTGGTCTACCTCTAGCCCTTGTTTTAATGTTTGCGTTCTTAAGGGCTTCCCATATAGTAGAAGTAGAACAGCTAGCTTCTTCTGCCATTTCTGGCATTGAAGAAATTTCCATGACGTAACGCTTTTGTAGCCACGCTTCATTCTTCCACAGCTTTATTTTACCCGTTTGGGGGCCGGGAGCAGCCCCCTCTTCGGGTCTGTTCAGTGGAGAGTGAGCAGTGTGACGCGCCACGTCTTTTTCTGTTGCATATCTTAAGTAGCCAGAGTCAAAGAGAGCAGCTTCGTTTCTCCATTGATCTTCTCTGAGATCTACAAAGTCGTTAGCCGAATATGCCTTTCCTCTCCCTTTGAACGATTTGTTTGCAATATAGCAACCAAGAACATAAGGAACACCAGCTTTGTCTTCAAGCTTTTTAATATACTTATCCTTCCGTAGGGAACGATAGTTTCTCTTAAGCTCTACGTCATCACCGATTACTCTTCCTCTATGCAGTTCTTCTCCGTTCATTTGAAATGGCATCAATACCTCATACATAAGCTACCTCCAGTTGTTAAGCGATTGCGTTGCTAAAGAACACACCAAGGTCGCTTCCGACCAGCTTGGTATCATAGGCCATTTCGCCTTCAATTCTCCAAGAGTTATTCTTTCGCTCGTACCATTTGTCCATGCTTACGCTATAGTCAAGCCCGCTAAGACCTGTCCACTCAAAGGTGTATCCAGATGCAGGAATCAATAGTCCGGCTCTCTTAGGTACATAACAAAGCAGCATATTCTTTCCAAAGTTGAATTCATATGCTTCTGTCTCGCCTTCGTTGTTTGAAGCGTATACACTTTCGCCAACAAAGTATCTGTCAACGCCTAGAAGAGCAGCCATTCTCTGGTTACCTCTAAGGTCAGCGATACCTGTTTCAGTATATTTAATTACTTCCTGGATGTCTGGATGTAGGGCAAGCGCATCATGTACTTCTTGTCCAACAATCAGAGTATTAGGTTTAAATCCTGTGTTTTGATGGATAGACTGTTTTCCCTTTCTTATAATAGGAAGGGGAGCTGAGTCAGCACCGTCATCGAACTGAATAAAATAAGGCCAAGTGCTATTAGTTGTACTACCTGTAGCATCATTTGGCGTTCCTTGGTCAGCCCATAAGTTAGTAGTGAAATAGCTTGTTACGAAATCTCTTTCACGATCAATAAGGAGCATTTCAGTTACAAATTCAGCAATCTGCATGTCAAGATCATTGATGTCAGCATTCGCTAGTGTTTCTCTAGGTACGTCTTGGTGAAATGCGTGAACATCGCAGAAATACGTATCGCTAGAGTCAACTGCAAATCCGCCACCGGCAGACTCAGTTCCAGGCGCTCTAATCTTAGCCTGATTTCTCTTCCAATCGTTCTTATCGAACTTGAAGATCTTATCCGACTGCTTCGCAACATCTAGCTTAGGGAAAACTTTTCCCGCAAGGAACATGTCCGCAGCTTGCTTGTAGGCAACCGATACTCTAGTAAGTGGTGCATTAACATGCATATCACCAGGGGTTGCAATTCCAGTCTTTCTAAATTTAGCCATTAGTTATCCTCCTTATTTGCCTGCAAGAGCAAAACTAGTCAGCACCGAGAAAATTCCGCCTGTAGCAGCAGCCGTAACAGCCCTACCAACAGCGTAAGTTTCAGTTGGACCATCACTCAAATACGTGAAGGCAACAGCCGTTCCGCTTGCACCGCTCTCAACAATATTTCCAACAGCAACGGTTCCACCAGCCTTACACTTGGCAATTACGCCACACGCAGTAAGAACATCACCGTAAGTATTAATTTCTGGCTTTCCGTACATAATTCCAATAACCAGACCTTCTGCGCCACAGACAGTTACTGTGTTCGCAGCAGAAATATACATCAGATAGTATTGTGAATCCGAATAGTCAGCAGCAGCCTTAAAAGACTGTTTTACGCCAAAGCTTTCAGTAGACATTTATCTATCCCTCCTATTATTCGTTCTGTAGAGCTTCTGGGTTGTCTGCTAAAAGAGCAACGTAAGCTTGTTCTACAGTCTTATATTCTTTGTCTTCAACTAACTTTCTGGCACTCTTCATAAGTCTCGTGTCAGGAGTATCGTCGTCTTCATCGTCTTGGGATGTTCCAAACTCGTTGAAAAATCCACTTTCCTTAATCATTTCGCTGTTAGACTTAAGAAGGTCATAAATGCCATCAAATGCATCGTCAGGCACACCGGCTTTCTTAAGAGACATTAGCAATCCACCAAGCTCTTCGGCAGACTTACCAATAAACGATAGTTCTTCAGAAGACTTCATGATAAGGTCAGTTAGCTGCTTCTCAACTCTAAGGCCTTCAAATCCTGCCTGAGCTTCTTTAAGAGCTTTCTTTGCAATCTTAAGTTCTTCTGCTTGTTTGCTAATTTGCACAGCTAACGATTTCTCGACTTCGGTTTCAACCTCTACTTCAGTTTCAACTTCAATCTCTACTTCAGCCTCAACCTCTACTTCGACTTCGGTTTCAACTTCCGTCT